CTTGAAAAATACAGCGGTCTTGAAACCAAATATAGCGGCATCAAAACTAAAGTAACAGAAGCTAATCGCTTAAATGAGTTCAACTCTTTAAACATTGGTGATATGTTTCCCGAAACGTACAACGATGCTCAAAGAGAGTTCGCTATGAAGTCTATCCGAGATAGTGCTTTTAGTGGTTCTATACATGATGAAAACTCTGACACGTGGGGCTATGGTCGTGTCGGAGCGTTCGATTCAAATATCAACGAGGGTAAAGCCTTCACGATAGCAAGTAAAACAAAGTCAATGATTGATTCAGGGGCTTTCGACATGTTCTTTGCAGGTAAGCAAGGTTCAGGAAGTGGCTCAAAGCCTAACAATGGTACGGGAAATAAAAGCATTAATATTGCTGAAATGACCCCAAGCCAAAAAATGCAACATTCAAGGAAATAACAAATGGCATTAACACTATTAGAAGCATCAAAGCTTCATACAGGTGACGTATATAAAGAAGGTGTAGTTGCAAAATTTGCAGAGTCAAGTGAGATTTTAAGAGTTCTACCTTTCGCAGCGATTCAAGGTAACTCATTAAAGTACAACATTGAAGAAACATTACCGGGTATCGGTTTTCGTGGTGTAAATGAATCTTATACTCCTTCAACTGGTATTCTCAATCCTCAATCAGAGGGATTAGTTATCGCAGGTGGTGAACTCGATGTAGATAAATTCATTGTCCAAACGATGGGAATGGATCAACGTACAGTTCAAGAGGGCATGAAGATTAAAGCTTTAGCTTTATCATGGACTAAAACATTTATAAAGGGTGATTCAGAGACAGACCCAAGAGAGTTTGACGGTTTACAAAAGCGTTTAGCAGGTGATGCTCTTATCTCAAACGGTGTAGCTGGTCTTTCATTAGATAAGCTCGATGAAGCGATTGATTATGTTTCAGGTGCTAACTACATTATTATGAATAAAATCATGCGTAGACGTTTAACAGTAGCAGCTAGAACAGCAGCAGTTGGTGGTGACATTACTTACGTGCTAGATGAGTTCGGTCGCCAAGTGGCTAAGTACAATGACATCCCTATCTTACTCATGGATGAAGATAACGAGGGCAATCAGATTCTTGACTTTTCAGAAGCGAGTTCAACGACCTCTATTTACGTTGTTAACCTTAGTGAAGGTGCAGTTAGCGGTCTTGAAAATGGCGGCATGATGGTCGATGATTTAGGAATCTTAGAAGGTTCTCCTAAATATCGTACTCGTGTTGAGTGGTACAATGGTATCGGTGTGTTTGCTCCAAAAGTAGCAGCACGATTAAGCGGCATTACAAATGCAGCAGTAACAGCGTAAGGGGTTTATTATGGCTGCTAACAAAACATTCGACTCTCTAGGATTAATCGTAGAAGATGAGGCAGTTTCTGTAACTGCTTCTTGTACAGGTGCAAACATTGATAGTCTAGCAGTAGGCTCAAACGATTATATGGCTGTTATCAATACTGGTGCTACAACTGGTACTGTTGATGGCTCAAACTATTACTCTCTACAAGTTGAAGTTTCTGATGCTGTAGGTGGTACTTACGTTGCTATTGGTAACCCTGTTGTTCTACCTGCAACAGCTGGGAGTTATGAAGTAGGTTTTACAGCTTCACAATTAAATGATTTGGTAGCAAGTGCTGACTTCTTTCGTGTGACTGCTACTAAAGTCGGGACAACTGCAACTGCGGTTACATATACATCGTTTGTGAGTAAGATTTAATCATGGCTCACGTTGTATATGATAAAGACGGAAAAGAGTTTAAAGTTGCTCATCGTATTGATGTGAAAGAATGGCTTGAAGCTGGGTACTTAGAAGAAAACCCAAAAGACAATAAGCCAGAGTATGATCGTGATGCTCTAAAAGTTGAAGCAGATGAGCTAGAAATAGAGTATGCTGCAAATATTGGGAGTGGGAAACTATTTAAACTAATTGAAGCTAGAAAGCTAGAATTAGAATCGTAGCTTTAACATTCATCCTTCGGGGTGAATCCTTAAATCTATCAAAGGGGTAACATGAAACATATACTATTAATACTTTTACTTATAACTAATCTGCTATCAGAAGAAGTGACACTTAATACAATTAACAACAATAAGATGTTTAGCAGTCAAGTATTTAACAGCTATCAGGAATTAATATCAGAATCAATAAACCTGTCTAAAAACATACCTACATATTTAGAAGTAGTTAATAAGTATTTCCATCAACGAACAGGGATAGAATCAAATCTAACCATTGCAACTTCTGCAAGCGGTACAGACTGGAATATAACAGTTGTTGACGGTTCTGTTTTTACAATAGGAGATTACATACGCATAGGGAATGGGTTGACCGAAAATACACACCCTAGAGTAACGGCTATCGCCACAAATTTACTAACGTTAGATAGAAGAATTGACCTTAATCATGCCATAGGAACACCTGTTGAAGTGTCTTATATAGATATGGCTGCTACAGGGCTAATAGGTACGATATCAGACCCACAAGAGTATTTTGTCGCACCTGATCAAGGGGATGTTTGGTATATATCAAGAATTTTATTCTCTATGGTACATTCAACAGCAGGTGATTTAGGGCTGTTTGGTAATTTATCAGCATTGACAAATGGCTTAGTAATGAGAGTTAGAATCGATGGTGTATATTATACATTTACTAACTGGAAAACAAACGCTGATATAAAAAGTGATATGTTTGATGTGGCTTTCGATGCAAGATCAGGGGGTCAAGGTAGCTTTGGTACGAGTGGTCGAGGAACCTTTAAAGAAACAGGCTCTGTTATCAGGTTAGATGGTGATACAAATGACACATTCGAGATATATATTCAAGATAATATAACGGCTTTGGGGTTTTTTACAATAAAAGCACAAGGGCTTAAGGGGAGAGAATAGATGGCACTAATTTTATATACAGAGGCAAACCTACTTACAGCTAATGCCTATATAGATCAAACATACATGACAGCATTTTTAGCTGATAGAATACCATCTACAAGCAAAACAGCTTATGAAGCGTTAACAACAACACAAGACGCTTATATCATATTCGCTACACAGCGTATCGATATGATGAGATTTAAAGGCGATAGAGCTAATGCCTCACAGCGTTTATTATTTCCACGCTCAAACATTATTTACGATGATTATGTGATAGATGATACAACTATACCCGATGGAATAGAGCGTGCCACCGCTGAGATGGTTTTATTCTTATTAGAGAATGATATAACCGAGGTAAACACTAAAGCTAATATCAAAAGTAAAAAGACTGACGTGCTAGAAACCGTGTATCAAGATAATCAAGTCGCTTCAAGTGCTAACATATACCTAAATGCGGTCATTAAAGGGCTATTACAGCCTTTTACTTATTCAGGTAGTACAAAAGTGTATAAAGGGTAAACAATGAGCGATAATCCAAAATTAAATAAAAAAAAGCTAAAAGCTAAAAGTGAAAAATGCACTTGTATAGTGTGTGGCGGAAATCATCATTACTATAAATGTAAGCAGTAATATAAATGATTGAGCTAATAATTGGATGTTTAGTAAAGACAAGTGAGGGTGATAAGTTTTTTAATGTAGAAATGGATTCCGAAAGTTATCCAACTGTAGAACAATCAGACAAACTAAAAGACTTTCTAAATGAAAATACTATAAATATAATAGATGAAGTTGTTTATTGCATAGACAAAGCTTCATCAGACATGATATGGGAAAAGGCTAAATAATGGCATTAGACTTAGATACGGTTAATGATGTAATCGCGACCATAAAAGAAGATGGTGCTGATATTACACTTAATAAACTAACAGCAGGGGTTTTTGATCCTGTAACTTTTATCACAGCCGATACATTAGTGCCTTACGAAATCAAAGGGGTATTAACAAAGTTCAAAGCTAATGAGTTACCATTAATCGTATTAGCAGGAGACATAAAAGTTTTAATAGGAGCAGAACACACACCCACTAAAGCCGATTCATTTATTATCAACGGTGAAACTTACGGGATTGAAAATATAGAAACGGTTTAC